CTTCTTTTGCATTTCTTCCCTCTGTTCCCGTTTCTCTTTTCGTCTTTGCTCCGCTTTTTCAAACTCTTTTAATTCTTTACGTAAATAAAGTTCAATTTCTTCATTGGTCATATCAAAAAACTCACAGGAAATCCATTATTATAGTCGACCGGACCATTTCTAATTATTCTAGAAATATAAATTAGAAAATAATCATCTTGTATCTCTTCGGGTAAGGTCGCTTCATCATTAGAACCATTAAAATTCCGCCACGAATCTTTTAAACATGGATACGCTTTTTTTCATAACTCCAATAATACGAATTGTTTCTTCTAAAGATTTAAGTAATTTATCATGTTTATTTCTAATATCATAATAATCAACTAATAATTTATTCATAATTAACTTATTCCTTTCTAATCACTGCATCAAGTGGACCAAATACATCACTTATCCAAGTAATATGATTGGGCAAATTATTATCAATCATATCTTCTCGTACCATTTTAAAAAATGCATTTCGGTCCAACATAGGTATTTTTTCTGTTACCAAACATTGATTACAATGTAATTGTCCTATAGTAGTTAACGCCGTCGTTTTTAATTGCATTAAAGCTATATTTCTATCTAAAATACTTTTGCCATTAAATATATTTTCACATACTTTGTATTTATTTTTAAATCCATCTGCATGTTTAATTATTTCATCAATTGTATGTTCGATGGATTCATTTAACCACGGAAAATGTTTTACAATAGTTTTTGGACCTGCTAATTCAATTCCGGGCACATTATCCGAAGCATCTCCATCTAATGCTCGATATAACACAAAATTATTAGGATGTACTTGATAATCGGACAGAACTTCCGCAGGACCATAAATTCGTTTTTTCGTGGGAGAATAAACAAATATGCGATTATCACAAAGTTGTAAAAAATCTTTATCTGAAGACATTATGTACACCTTTTCCGATTCTTTAAAAAAATCCAAGGCTAAATAAGCTATAACATCATCGGCTTCTACATGGTCAATAGAAAGCATATTTATTGGAAGCACTTGAAGATAATTTACAAGCCGCAAATATTGTTTTCGACATTGCTCTTCTTCCGTAGATGCTTCTGAAATTTCTTCATATGAACGATTAAGACGAATTTTTCCTTTTCTATTTTTTTTATAATCTGGAAAAATTTGACGGCGTTTAAACGACCCGCCAACACCATCAAAAACGACTATACATCTTGTAGGTGCTAATAGCTTTATAGCATATCCTACTGATTTTAAGAATCCTACTATACCCCCGGTATGATTCCCATTTTCATCCATCGCCGGATTGGCACTCCAACATCTCATAAATGTATTAGTACCATCTACTAATAAAATATTCGAGTTAGTATTTCTTTTCCAATCTTTACGGTCCCTCATATTATGAAGGACACTATAAAGTTTAGCTTTTTCTTCTTGATTAAGTTCCATTATTCTTCTTTGACTGCATCTTTAGTAATATCATCATCCTCCGAATTCGTTTCCTCAACATCTTCAATAATTTTAGAATTGGGGTCCCGATATTGCATAATATATTTATTACAAATAGCCTGATAAACTTCTTCTTTTAAATCTTTATCAGTATTCATAAGTTCTACAAATTTTGGAACATCAAATTCAATTTTTTCACCATTTGCACGAGTAAATTTATATCCTTTCTTATCGCCGGTTATAATGCCATAAAGTTTCATATAATTCAACCAACTTGAAAGGTCTTGAATTCCCGAATCATAATGAATTTCAAATTGAGCAGTACGATAACAAGGACCACAACGATTTTTAATAACTTGAGATGTACATTTCATTCCAATTACTTCATCAACTCCATTTTTCTTGACTTTAAGTTTTCCAAGATTAGCTAAACGGATACGAACCGAACAGGCAAATGGCAATGCTTTTCCACCGGGTACAATCCATTTGTCACCAAAGGGACCCGCGCTCATATTGTAACGAACTTGGTTTGTGTACACAATAAGCACCCGTTGATTAGACACAAGATTAGTAATCTTTCTCATTGCTTTACTAAGGATAATTGCCTTTCCGGTATTATATCCGCTAACCCCGTGTTCCGATTCCATTTCCGTTTCGACGGATGCTTGGGCAACCGAGTCAACAATAATAGTTAAAAGACGCTCCGCACTCTTTTTTCGAAAAACCCCAATGACTAATTCTAACATGTTAAATAATTCTTCAAGAGTTGTAAACTTTTGATAATTAACATTACAAATATTTACTCCGAGAGCTTCCCAAAATTTCTTATCTACACTTGACTCCGAATCAAAAAATACAGCTAGGCCGCCGCGTTTTTGTGTTTCTGCAATAATTTGGGCACTAATCAAACTTTTACCAGTACTTTCCAAACCACTTAATTCTACCATTCTTCCTACTGGAAATCCGCCATGTGGTCGATTTGAAATGGCAAGGTCAAGAAGAGTAGAGCCAGTGCTTATCCATTCTCTTACATCTACGGGATTATCTTCTTCATCTAAGAAAAATGATATTTTACTTCCATCTTTTTGAGATTTATTAAGTTCTTTTTGAATTAAAAGTGCCATTTCATCTCGTTCAATATCAGAGCCTAATTCTACATGTTTACTCGATAATTTCTTTTTTTCAGCCATAATTTCTCCTATAATGAAAGAAAGCCTACTAATTTTCTAGTAGGCTTTCAATTTATTTTAATGGGTTTTCAAGAATTATTGCTCGAAAAACTTTTCGAACTCTTTAGCGAGGTCAACATCCGTTGGTGTTGCTGTTGGTGCTGCCGGCGCGGGTACTACCGGCGCAACGGACGGTGAAGATACCGCAGCAGTTGTGGCCGGGGCATTGGCAGATGGTTCTTGATTACGCAAGCTGGATTCAACCTCGACACCTTCAGGATTCAACCATCGTGTGATAATCTCTTTAAGCTCATCATATGATTTTAAAGGGAAAATCTTAAGAATATCGGTTTGGTCCTTCAGTTTCTCCAAAAGGTCTTTTCGTTTAGGGTCAACGACCGGAGAAGTATTCGGGTCAGCAAGAATATTAGTCTCAGGAAATGTCTGACCATCTTTACTTACTTTCTTGCTTTCCTTACGAAATTCAACTTCAATATCACGACCATCTGTCAAAGAAGTAATATCACCATATTTGGCATTAGTCATTAATTTTAAAAGTTGTCTATAAACTTGCACTCCAAATCCCCAATATCTAACCCCCAATTCTTCCTCTCCCCGGACAATAATAGGAGCATAAGTACGGGTAACGGGAGCAAGCTTTGTGGCAATAGCCTTTTCCTCATTACTACCACTTGCTCGTAGAGCATCAATGGTTTCTAAAATGGGGTCTGGTTTACCAAAAGTACACGGTGCTAAATAATTATTTCCTCCGAGTTTAAAATAAAAACGAAGTTCTATAAATGGATTTTCAGGATTAAACTTATATGGAACAATACGAATATTTTGTTTTCCTTCTTTAGGTTTCCACAAAAGTTTTGCATATTCTGATGCTTTCGAACCTTCCTCAAATTGCTTGAGACGAGCTGCTAATTTTGCTATATTTACTGACATATGTTTTTTTATAATTTAATTGGTTAACTAGGTAATTATTCAATCATTAATCATTAGTATCAAATTAAATCTTGAACCTTTTTACCTTAATACATAGCGCAGTAAAACACAAAACATATGACTCTGCAACTTATTTTAATTCAACAAGAATTATATTAAATTAATCCAAAATAATAGAAATTTTCAAAGGAATTATTCGAATTGAAACATCTCCAGTAATTATAAGTGAATTCTCATATAATTTCCAATTAACTACATACGATTTATCAAATGACCCATGTTCCTCTTCAATCAAGCGGTTCATGGCATTTAAAGTATAAAGTGTATTTGTTTGTTTTTTACGATGAATTAAAATTGTATTTGGAAACTTAGGCGCATCTTTTTGCATATTCAAAACATTATACGTTAAATAAATTTCCTTAAAATTTTTAGCATTAGTAAATACAAAAATTCGATTACTATATACTTTATAAAATTTACGTATTTCTTTAGATACTCCTTGAAAATCTTTAGAATTAGAAAAGGTACACAATAACTGTCTTGAATCTTGTTCTGTCATAAATTAAAACGTGACTTATTCTGACTTTACATAATAAGATAAAAATTTAACGGCTTCTCGAAGACCCATTTCATCTGCCTTTTTAATTAATTCGTGTAACTGTTCTTTTATATCTTTTGTTATAGCAAAGGCTGGATTTGAAAAACTAGCGGGGTCGGTTGAAAAAATTTGGCGAGCCACTTCTTTTTCTGCCTCAATTCTTTCCGGAGTCCGGGGAGGAGAAGGACTGGCAGAAGGGGGCGGCTGTGGGAAAGAAGCGGTTGATTTTGTTTCTGGTGAAGGCTCAATTTCCAGCTGCTGGTCACCCTGAAAAATTGTCGGTACTTTGCTTTTTTCTTTCGTGTTATCATTTTTATAACCCCCGCCGCTATCCGCAGGAAGTTCTCCCGGCTCAGGATTGGAACCAGGCGGGGCTTTCTTCGTCGACGCCCCCTGAGATTTATGAAGCTGCGGCACTGGATTTTTCTCAAAATGAGTACCACGCGCAATAGCCTTAGCTTTATGCTTTGGTGTAGGAAATGTAACAAGAATACCATCTTTATTATACGCCTGTCTTTCCGGAAATCGTCCCTCAACCATACGATTAGTAACTTCAATAACTATATTTTTATCTATTCCCCTTTTCAAGAGATATTCCCGCAAAGCATCCATATGGGTTACTTCTTCCATTTTAAATATTCCATCAATAACTCTCTCGTCGAGACAAACATCGGCAAAAACTTGGTCTAACATGTCACTCATAAGCTGTTAAAATATAAATATGTAATATTAAAGCTAAAATGCAGTATATTTATCAATATGATTAATCTAAAATCCATCATCTTCGAATCTATGTCAGTCGATGATGCAGAAAAAATCTTCTTTCAACATGGCGTAAGTAACGCTTCTCAAAAGAATAAAGAAGAGCTTAAAACTGTATATAGACATTTAGCCCTTAAACTCCATCCTGATAAAAAAGGAGGAAATGTTGAAGATATGAAGCAATTAAATGCAGCATATGAAGCTCTTAAAAAGGCCCTCTCTT